ACTACAGAAACCTTAGATGAGATTATGGCGCGAATTACAAATCCTTCAAGAACTCCAAGTAATCCCAATGAAACCTTGAGGCCGATTACCTTTGCGAACAAAGGAGGTGAGATGAAAGTAGATCCTCTTGCAGGTGGGGCTATACAAGATAGTTTAGCATCAGCGACACAAAGGTTTTTAAATAGCTTAACAGGATAAATATATGGATGGTGTGGAGGACTTTTCACAATATTTAACTGACGAAGAGCTTGCCAAGGTTGCTCCTATGTTGGAACGACTTAACCAGTTAGATGACAGAGAAGAAAAGCAAAAGGATTTTATGTCTTTTGTTAAGTATGTGTGGCCTCAGTTCATTGAGGGGGCGCATCATAAGATTTATGCGGAAAAATTACAGGCTGTTGCGGATGGTAAGATCAAAAGGCTTATTATTAACATGCCTCCTCGTCATACGAAGAGTGAATTTGCGTCATATTTGTTTCCAACGTGGCTTATGGGACGTGATCCTACGAAAAAAATCATTCAAGCGACACACACGGCGGAGTTGGCGGTTGGTTTTGGTCGAAAAGTAAAGAATTTAATTGATAGTGAGGATTTTAGGGACATTTTTCCTAATGTTAAGCTTGCTGTTGATGCGAAAGCCTCTGGTAGGTGGAGTACAAACGATGGTGGAGAGTATTATGCGGTTGGTGTTGGGGGTGCGTTAGCTGGTCGTGGTGCAGATTTAGCGATTATTGATGATCCTGTGTCTGAGCAAGACGCATTAAGCTCTACTGCGCTTGATGGTATCTACGAATGGTACACTTCTGGCCCTCGTCAGCGTCTACAGCCCGGTGGATCTATCATAATTGTGATGACTAGGTGGTCTATTAGGGACTTAACAGCGAAAGTTTTGTCAAAACAGAGTGAGAAGGGCGCTGATAAGTGGGATATAGTAGAATTTCCTGCGATTATGCCTTCTGGCAAGTCATTATGGCCTGAATATTGGGAATTAGAGGAGTTAGAGGGGGTTAAAGCGTCTATTCCTGTGGGAAAGTGGAACGCGCAGTACATGCAGAACCCCACAGCCGAAGAAGGAGCGATAATTAAGCGAGAATGGTGGCAAATATGGAAAAAAGAAGACCCTCCGCCCTGTGATTACATCATTCAGAGCTATGATACGGCGTTTAGTAAGAGTGATAGGGCTGATTATTCTGCGGTTACAACATGGGGAATATTCGTAGAACCTGACACAAATGAAGAGCATATCATGCTTTTAGACGCTGTTAAGGGCCGTTGGGAGTTCCCACAGCTAAAAGAAGAGGCAAATGAACTTTACAAAATGTACGACCCTGATATGGTTCTCATAGAGCAGAAAGGTTCTGGGATGCCTTTGACGCAGGAATTGCGCCGTATGGGTATCCCAGTAACACCATTTACTCCGAGCCGTGGTGCTGATAAGTTTACGAGGATGCACTCCTGCGCTCCTGTATTTGAGAGTGGTATGGTGTGGTGTCCTGAGACTAATTTTGCTGATGAGGTGATGGAAGAATGTGCTTCTTTCCCTAATGGTGAACATGATGACTTGGCAGATAGCATGACACAGGCTATACTCCGTTTTAGACAAGGGGGTTTCATTGTTACTCCAACTGACTATAATGATGATGACGATTATGAATTTAGAAGCTCAAGAGAATATTATTAGGAGATAAAAATGGCAGATACGGCAGACATGATTAGAATGAGTAAAATGATGACAGGCACAACAGGTGAAGGTGCAGGTAAGGCTGTTAGTGACGCAGACATAGCTCGTGTAAAAAGAATGATGGCTGAACGTGGTATGTCTGACATGGAGAAATCAAATGCAACTACTGACATGAGTGCAGAAAAAGCAAGTATGTTTAAAAGGCTTATGGAAATGTTAAGCATGGGTGCATCAGGTGGTATGGCTAAACGCGGCGCACGAAGATTAGGCATGAAAGACGGCGGTGCGGTCAAAGGCGGCTTTCCTGATTTAACTGGTGACGGAAAGGTCACTAAGAAGGATATTCTTAAAGGTCGTGGCGTTAAAGGATTTAAAGGCGGTGGGTGTGTTATGCCCGGTCGTGGAACAAGCAGAGCAATGATGAAAAAGTAAAGGATTAGTAAAATGAAAACTAAGAAAAAGAAAACAATAAAAACACCTACTGACGGAAACAGTCAAAATCCAGTTACAGGTGTGATGAACGAGTCTTACGACAATTTAAAGCCAGCTCCTATGACAGGTGGCACAGGCGCAGGGGAATCTAGGGGCGGTGGAGCCGCGTTAAGAGGAACTAAGTTTATCGGCGTTAGGTAACGCAAAAGAGGTTGGGGTAGAGTATGCAACAGTTGATTTCCTCCCACACACTGTTGGCTGTTCCCATTTTTGGAGAGAAGAGTGGTATGAGCAATTTTTACCCCAACACCCTACACATAGGAGATAAAAATGGCAGTTGAGAGAAATATGGGGGCAGGTGGCATACCTGAAATGCTTCCTATAGATGATAGCCCTGAAGCGATTGTTGAAGTAGAACAAACGCAAATTGGCCCTGAAATTGTAGAAATGAGTGATGGTTCTGCTATTGTTGGCGAATTTGAAGAAGAAACTGTTAGAGTAGAACTGCCTTTTGATGGTAATTTAGCAGATGCAATGGATTCTGGAGAGTTAGGTACAATAGCATCTGATTTAATAGGTTCGATTGATGATGACTTATCTTCTAGGAAAGATTGGGAAGACACTTACAAAAAGGGTATAGAATTTCTTGGAATGAAGGATGAGAAGCGTTCTGAGCCCTTTGAGGGTTCCTCTGGTATTGTTCATCCTTTATTAGCTGAGTCTGTCACTCAGTTCCAAGCACAGGCATATAGAGAGCTATTGCCAGCACAAGGTCCAGTAAGGGTGCAGGTGTTTGGTGAGGAGACTGAGGCTCTTACTAAGCAGGCTGAGAGAGTTCAAGATTATATGAACTACATGATTACCTGTAAGATGGAAGAGTACGATCCAGAACTAGATCAAATGTTGTTTTACTTACCTATTATTGGATCTACGTTTAAAAAGATTTATTTTAATCCACTAAAGAACAGAGCCGTTTCTGATTTTGTTCATGCAGAGGATTTAATTGTTCCTTATGGAGTTTCAGATTTAGCATCTTCTCCTAGAATTACGCATAGAATAACAATGAACTCTAATGAAGTTAGAAAGCTTCAATTAGCAGGTTTTTACAGTGATGATGTAGATTTACCGTCTTCTGGTTATGAATCAGATGAGTATTCAGAAGTGCAGGAATCAATCAATGATGTGCAGGGTGTTCATCCAAGCAATGACTCTAGTGAGCTAACTTTATATGAAGTGCATTTAAATTTAGACCTAGAAGGCTTTGAGGATATGGGCATGGACGGTGAGCCTACTGGCTTGAAGTTGCCTTATATTGTTACAATATTAGAAGATACGAGCGAAGTATTATCTATTAGACGCAACTATGAACAGCAAGATGCAATGAAGAAGCAAAAGCATTTCTTTGTTCATTATAAGTTTCTTCCGGGTCTTGGTTTTTACGGTCTAGGATTGACTCATATGATTGGTGGTCTTGCTCAAGCATCTACATCTATCTTACGTCAACTTATAGATGCGGGAACTTTAGCAAATCTTCCTGCTGGATTTAAAGCGCGTGGTGCTAGAATTAGAAATGATGATGAGCCGTTACAGCCCGGAGAATTTAGGGATATAGACGTAGTTAGCGGTGATTTGCGTGGTGCGCTTATGCCATTACCATTTAAAGAGCCATCAGGTACTTTGTATAACCTTTTAGGTAATCTTGTGGACGCAGGGCGTAGGTTTGCGTCTATGGCAGACCTAAAAGTAGGTGAAATGGGTGGTGATACACCTGTTGGAACAACTATGGCAATTATGGAACGTGGTACAAAAGTCATGTCAGCCATCCATAAAAGGCTACATTATTCTCAAAAGATAGAGTTTAAGTTATTAGCTGAAGTTTTTGCAAAAAGTATGGAACCATATCCTTATATTGTTTCAACTGAAGTTGGCCCTGAAGTTAAATCACAGGATTTTGATGGCAGGGTAGATGTTCTTCCAACGAGTGATCCAAACATATTCTCTATGTCTCAAAGGATTGCACTAGCGCAAACACAACTACAGTTGGTGCAGTCTAATCCAGACATACATGGTGGGCCTCAAGGTTTATACCAAGCGTATCGTAAAATGTACGAGGCTTTAGGTGTAAGTAACATTGATTCTATATTACCTATGCCGCCACAACCTCAACCCGTTAATGCGGCTAAGGAGAACCAAAACTCTTTATTAGGTGTTCCTTTACAGGCGTTTGCAGGTCAAGACCATCAGGCTCACATAGAGACTCACCTAGCAATTATGTCTACTCCAGCGGTAGAAATGAATCCAAATGCTATTATGGCATTACAGGGTCATGTCCAAGAACATATTGGTTTGATGTCTGAAGAACAGGCACAACAACAAATTATGCAGAGCATACCTCCTGAAGTTCAACAAAATCCTCAAGAAATGCAGGCAATGATGCAACAAATACAGCCACAAGTAGATAAAATTGCGGCTCAAATAATAGCAGATACTGTCGAGCAGTTATCTCAATCTATGGAAACTCCGCCAGAAACTGATCCTCTTGTAGAGATTAGAAACAAAGAATTAGATATAAAGGCGGCTGATTTACAGCGTAAAGGTTCTGAATTTGTAGCAAGACAAGAGTTTGATAGAGAAAAAGAAATTAATGACAATATGATAGATCAACAGCGTGTTGCAGTTTCTCAAGAAGCTTTGAGAGATAAAACTAGAATAGCTGAAGATCGTATTCAAACTCAAAGAGATATAGCATCTCTTAATGCAAGACAGAAAGCAAATTAAAAGGAGATTATAATGGGTTCTGTAAGAGATAAAATTGTTCAACAAATAAGGGCGGCTAAAAAAAATATTGTCGAAGTTGTTGAAACAGTAAGAGTTAGAGCAAGAACTGAAGAAGGTCATTTTGTAAAAGATAATCCTGAGACACCAGAAAACGAAGCTTGGGTTGAAAAGCCAAAATCAGAAGTTAAGGCAAAGCCAAAGGCTAAACCAAAAGCTAAAGCTAAACCAAAAGCTAAAAAAGTAGTTAAAAAGAAATAATAACTTAGCCGCGAGGCAACAAGTATTTTATAATTTTTTATGGTAATTGTACTTGCCTTTCCTTTGTCATTGTATATTGTCCTAAAACATGGACGCAATAACTTTAGTAGAATATTTATTAAAAAACATTCGTGAGCGTGTGGATCGTGTTAAAGACACGTTAGCGGATGGATCAATCGACTCGTTTGAGGAGTATCGGTATATTGCAGGTCAACTACGCGGAATGACTTACATTGAAGAAGAAATTAAAACCGCGATGAAAGGTGTAATGTTAGAAGATGAATAAAAAATTATATGTTCCTGAACATGTTGCAAGAAATTTAGCAAAGAAAAAGGAACCTCAAATGCCAAAGTCAATAAAAACTGCTTTTGGTAGTGGCGCCTCTAAAGAACCAGAAAAAAC